TCATCGCATTTGGCTTCCTTCTATGTTAATGGAAGGCAAAGAACGTGCAAGAGTAACCGACACTATCACAGAAGATACCTTTAAAGAGAAATGGGATATTGTATTCATAAACAGAATGTGGGCAAAAGATGATCTATTTAAACTACGAGATGAGTACGGATTCAAACTCGTACTTGATATGGACGATTACTGGGTACTCGACCACCACCACATGGACTACGACCATTACACAGATGGAAGATACGATTCAAGAGTGGTGCAACACATCAAGTTAGCAGATTTGGTTACTTGTACCCATGAACGATTAGCAGAACGCATAAGACCCTATAATGAAAACGTTGTTATTTGCCCTAATGCTATACCATACGGTCATGGGCAGTACATTGACCAGGTAGAACCAACCGAAAAAATAAAACTCTTTTGGGCGGGTGGTATTTCTCACGAACTGGATTTAAAAGTAATAGCCGACCCTATGAAAAAACTTTTTCCGCACATTAAGGATAAAGTAAAATGCTACATCGGAGGCTATGCTGATGGGAATCCTTACGAAGCAGGTATATGGGGCAAGATGGCTGATTACTTTATGTACAACGGTAACTATGATGGAACAGCTTTACGAGGTATGCCAGTAGATGAGTATTATCAACTGTTCTCCTATGCCGATATTATGCTGATACCTTTAAAGAAAAGTAATTTCAATCAGTACAAATCGAATCTAAAAATATTAGAAGCAGCAGGTAAAAGAATTCCGGTGGTGGTGAGTGCAGTACACCCCTATTTGGGATTTCCTGAAGATTTAGTGAACTATGCTTCAGATAGTCAGATGTGGATTCATTGGGTTAATAAATTAGTCAATGACAAAGGATTCCGATTAGAGCAAGGCGAAAGGTTATACGAATACTGCAAAACACACTACAACTTTTTTGAGATTAACAAAAAAAGACAGGAAGCGTTTACTTCTTTGATTCCTGTAAATACTTAAAATACTATATTTTCAAAATTTCCTGAAAGTTTAAATGCGGCTATTTAATAGGGTTGGGTATTTATGCCTGTATGAACCCAATAGAAACATTAAAACAGATAAAGGCTATCGTTTTTAACGAAGCCCCTGCACCAGTTGCAGAGCCTGTGCAATTCAGCGATTATCAATTAGCTGACGGCACTATTGTTTCAATAGACAAATTAGAAGTGGGCGGCATGGTAAAGATTGCCGATGCTCCTGCTCCTGCCGGTTCTCATACACTTGCTGATGGTACTGTAATAGAAGTAAGCGAAGGCGGTTTAATTGCTGCCGTAACTGCTCCTGTTGCTGAAGAACCTGCAAGTGAAGATATGAGTTCCAAATTTGCAGCTATTGAAGCTAAGTTCTCCGCTTACGAATCGCAATTCGCACAAATCACAGAAGCACACAACAATTTAAAAACTGCTTTTGAAAAGCAAAACGAAGCCATGCAAGGGCTTGTGAGTTTAGTTGAAACACTCGTAAAAGAGCCTTCAACAGAGCCAAGCGTTGCGCCTACAAGTGGTTTTCGTGCATTCACAGAAACAAAACAAGACAAATTAAATAACGTACTCAAACTTTTTAAAAACTAAGAAATGGCATATTTAGTAACAGGTTTAACCGCCTATACAAAAGAAAACGTTGATCTGCTGGTAAAGAACTCAACGTTTGAAGCAAGAACACAAAGAGAAATTCTTGCACTCGGAAATGTTCGTGTTGATATTAAATCAAGCGAGAAAATTAACCGCATGGACACAGATGTGTTCTTTCAGGACGATTCAAATTGCGGATTTAACGCAAGTGGAACAACTGAATTAAATTGCCGAAGCCTTAGAGGTTGCATTATGGCAAGCAAGCAAAGCAGGTAGTGCAGGCTCAAACGGTTTGTTAAACAAATTTGACGGTATTAAAAGACATATCACTGTTGCAGGTGGAACAGTAGTTGATGCAAACACAACAGGTTATTACGGTACTCCTGCAACTGGCATTACTACTTCAACTATCGCTATTAATGCAGTAAAAGCAATCATCAAAGCACTTCCGGCTAAGATTAAAGGTAAGAGTGATGTTCGCATCTTCATGGGATGGGATGTGTTTGGTCTTTTGGTTGATGGTTACATCGAGAAAAACCTTTTCAACTACGCTAAAGGCGAGAAGTACGATGATGACAATGCAAGTTTTGTAGTACCAGGCACTAACTATGTAGTTGTTCCTGTACATGGCTTGGATGGTTTGAATGACATCTACGCTTTCCGTATGAGCAACATCTTCTTAGGTACTGACCTGGCAGGTGAAGAAAATAACTTTTGGATTCGCTATTCAGAAGATGACGAGAACATCAAGGTTACTGTAAGAACGAAGATGGGTGTTCAGTTCGCCTTCATGGATGAGATTGTGAAGTTTGAAGCATAATTATCGGGGAGGTAACACTCCCCTTAACCTTTTAAATTAAAAAAATGGCTTGTGCATTAACAAGCGGGTACTCGTTAGACTGTAAGGATTCCAGTGGTGGCATCGTGGAGGTTTACTTCATGGAGAAAGCCAACGCTACTACGATTGCCACAGCAAGTGGTGTAGTAACAGGAATCACTAAGGCATCGAATAAACGCTTTTACAAATATGAACTTCCAAAGCAGACAGGAGCATTGACTGAAACAATTAACGGTTCTGTTGAGAATGGAACAGTTTTCTATTCTTCTGAATTACAGATTGTGGTTAATAAACTTTCAACTGCTGTAAGAAATGAAATTAAACTACTCGCCCAAAATACTTTGTTGGCGGTGGTGAAAGATAACAATGGAAAATATTGGATGGTAGGCAAGAGCAGAGGTGTTGATTTAACAACCGGGACACTTGGAACAGGTACAGCTTTTGGCGACAGAAGCGGTTACTCACTGACTTTCACAGGTCAAGAGCCTGAACCGATGATTGAAGTTGATTCAACCACAGCAGCAGCTTTAGAAACACAAGGATAATTTTCATGTTGATTTTAGGAGTAAGACACCCTGCCTTTTTAGGTGGGGTTTACTTTTTAAGTATTTATAGAAGATGATTAAACTCACCAAAGGAACAACGGGAACAATAATCTGTACACTCACAGAAAAGCAAACTATTGTGGATGCGAATTACCTGTTTGTGTTTACCAATCGTTCAACGAATGAGAAAGTAAAGTTTGTACTTGTAAACAGTTCTGATGCAAGCACGAATAAAGAGCGATGGAATGAGTTTAGCCTAGTGGTTAATAGTCAGTTCAACACACAAAAAGAAGGGTGGTTTGCTTATAAGGTTTACGAACAGGCAAGCACTACCAACACAGACGAAGAATTAACGGGGGATCTGTTGGAAGAAGGGTTGATGTTTTTATCCGATGGTACAGATGTTTCGTTTGAACAATATTCACAAGAAGTAACATTTAAGACTTATGATGCAAGTTAGTTTTATAAAATTCGCTGATTTCAAGTTGCCTGAATTGGTTGAAATGAGTGGTAAGGCATGGATTTATTACGGTGAGGATAATCTTTACCCTAATGAGTTATTGCGGATGTTTAACAAATCAGCCAAGCACAATGCCATTGTATTGGGTAAGGTGAATTACATCACCGGGAACGGCATCGGAACGAAAAGCGGAACAGAAACAGACTTTACACAAAAGACAAACAAGTTTTATAATATCAACGACCTGCTTAGAAAAACAGCATTGGACTTAGAAGTATTTGAAGGTTTTGGATGGGAAGTGCATTGGAATGCATTGGGGAATATCGGTGCGGTGTATCATGTGCCTTTTCAGAAGATACGCAGCAATAAAGAAAACACACAGTTCTTTATTAAAGACTGGACAAAAGACGAAAGAAAAGAAAAACCAAAAGTTGTTAATGCGTTCAATCCTGCCAACCCACAGGGAGTGCAGTTGTACTATTATAAGACTTATCGTCCCGGTGTTGAAGTGTACCCCTACCCTTCATATATCGGTGCGTTAAATGCGATTGAAACAGATATTGAAATAAGCAAGTATCATCTATCCACGATTAAAAACGGGATGTTTAGTTCTAAGCTAATCAATTTCAATCAAGGTGTACCGTCAGAAGAAGAACAGAAAGACATCGAAAGACGATTTAAAAAGAAGTTCACAGGTTCAGATAATGCAGGTTCTATTGTAGTTACATTCAACCAAGACCCTGCCAAAGCTCCTACTGTTTTGGATTTATCCGGCACAGAGTTAGACAAGCATTTTGACATTTTAAATAAAAAGATTGAGCAGGATATTTTCGCAGGTCATCAGGTAACAAGTCCTGTTTTGTTTGGAATTAAAACAGAAGGACAACTCGGAGGCAGAACAGAAATGCGTGATGCTTACGAGATATTCAAAAGTACTTATTGCAATGACCGTCAACAGATTTTAGAGCGACTATTTACAGAGATTTCAAAATGGTGGGGCTTTGAAGAAGAAATGGTAATCACTCCAGTTGAACCGATTGCAGTAGAGTTTTCAGAGCAGACACTTTTACAGATAGCCCCGAAAGAATACTTACTTGACAAATTAGGAATTGACCTGTCTAAATACCCGACAGCAGTACAATCGCAACCGGCAGCACAGAACGAGGCATTGACAAACGTAAGCGGCAGACAGCAACAACAGCTTTTACGCATTGTAAGATTGTTCACTAAGGGGCAATTAACCAAAGCACAAGCAGCCTTACAATTAAAGGCATTTGGATTGAGTGATGAAGATGTGAACGCTTACTTAGGCTTAGACGATGACCCCAATACACATGACGGGCTTTTTTCAAGTCAAGATGAAGATGAGAAATTACTGATGGAGTTTTCAGCTTGTGGGGAATCAAAAGACGAATACCAGGTTGTTTTTAACCGCAAGGTTCACAAGTTTGACGAGATCATGGCTGCTGATGCTGCTATTTTGGATTTGATACAGAAAGACAAAAGAATCACCCCTGAAGTAATCGCCTCTACTTTAAAAATATCACAAGACGATGTACGGGCTAAAATAACCCAATTAGAAGAAGATGGTGTATTAACAGCGAAAGCGACAAGAGTAGGCCAAGACGTAATTATTGAAAGGTC